GGCTTGGGGAAGTCAGCCACCTTTTCAGTGGATGGCACGGTTTCAGCGGGCGTTGAACGGGGGCCTAAAGCGTTCTGTGCCGCCGCTGCCTTGCCTGCATCCCAACTCTTGGCGAACTGAGTAGGCCCCTCAACAGAGCCATTGAGCACGGCGTCAGCGTAGTTGAAGCGCATCGCCTTGGTCTCATCCACCGGGGGCGAGTGTGCCGCCACTGCATGGTGGGCCTCGGCGTTCTCAACGGCTGTAGAGGCGGGTGCGTTGCCTTGGTAGGCCGCAACAGTGTCGGGGTGATACCCTGCATCCACAGCCGCCCCAGCAGCCTGGGAGACGTGGTTGTTGATGTCTCCCCACGTATGCCCACCTTCAACCCGAGCAGCTACAGCAGCGTCCTGAACGGCGGGAGCGGGTGCCGGGGGCATCGTGTCAGCCATTACTGAGCTTCCCTATCCATATACTGCTTCGCTGTTTCACCAGCCTTGAAAGTCACACCAGGAAGCTTAGGAGGGGGTTCCCCACCTTCTCCGCGTTGAATATTCTTCTGGGTATTCTGTAGCCTCTCAGGGGTAGTCGTACTGTTGGGTGAACCGAAGAACGAAGAGACCGGCGGAGCAGTCGGAGGCGGGATAGGAACCACCCCGCTACCAGTGTCGCTAGGCTGGGTCTGGACCGGGGCAGTAGGAACAGCGACAGGGTGTACGGAGCTATTCGTAGCTGCCTGTGCGATCTTGTTCAAGTCGATGGTCTTCGTGTAGGAGCGCTGCCCATCTGGGGATAAATACTCCGATGTGTAACCACCAGCCCTAGCCTTGGCGAACCCATCTGTGAATAGCCGGCGAGCCTCGACAGCAGCATAGGCATTAGCTGCCATGTTGCCGCCCATCTGCCCAGCCGCCGCAGCCAGAGCACCAGCATCCGCATTGAACTGCTGGGTGTCGGCGATGTCTTGCGGGGATTTCCGTTGGATGGCGTCGATCACCATCCGCCCATGTGCTAGGTCGAGCCCCCTGCCAATGGTGTCATACACCTGGTCAAGCGTTGGCCGCTGCGGGTCATCAGGTGCTCTACCGGCAAGCTGCATGAAGTGTTGGAAGGTGGCAGGGTCATTCGGTTCCTGCTGCGGTTTGGAAAGGCGATCCTGGAGGCCGAGTAGGGCTGAGCCATCCTCGCGGGTAAGCTGCCCCTTGCCAATAGCAGTCACAACATTTAGCCGCCAGTTGCTACCAGCGGTCGGACCAATATATTGCCCGGTCTGCGGGCTGATTAGCTGCCCGATAGCAGCCTGTGAGTTCTGGGTGGATAAGTCTTTGGCCTGGCGGTCCTGCGCAACGCGGTCCTCATTAGCGGTCTTACGAGCCTGGTCCTGGTACACATGCTGGGTCTGGTCTAGGCGCTCAATCCCCTCACCGCCCATGATGTCACCGTACTTCTGTTTGAAGGCAGTCATATCCATATTGGGGTTAGCACGTAATACTGCCGTGTAGGCTTGCTGCACTAGCGCCCTGGCTTTTAATTGGTACTCTGGCCCTGCAAGCTTGGCGGCATCCTCAGCAGTCTGTGTACCACTAACTGCACCAACCACATTATCGGTGAGGGAGCGAAGCGTGGTGAGCGCATCCCCAAGATGGTTGGGATCGGTGGCGACGGTGTTGCTCAAGTGCTCGAATGCAGTTTGGTACGCAGTAGTGGCTTGAGTGTTGACAAGCTGAGCCTGTCCTGCACTGGTGAGATGATCCCAGCTAGTCATCTGCTGGGCGGCATGGTCAGCTATCCACCGTTGAGCTTCCGGTGTGGTAGCGCTGCTCTGCAAATCCTGGTAGGTCGGCAGAACGTTGTTCTCGATGAACTTCTGCTTGACATTAGGATCGGTGGGATTAGAGGTAGCGAGCGTCTGCTGCCAAGCTTGGGTGAGCGCATTGTTGGCGATGGCCGCTTGAGCCCCCAGGTTTAGGACTTCGGCGTTGCCTTCCTTAGCAGTCTGTAGCTTGCCGGCATTCTCAAGATCATTACCGAACTGCTCAGCGCCGCGAGCGATGTCCGCCGCACCCTGGCGTATCTCAGCACCACGCTCATTACCAAGCTGCCCGAGACGCCTGCCAGCCTGAGCTAAAGCCTCGACGCCACGGTCCGGGATCGCAACTTCTCTAGCCGGTGCTTCGTAAATCGGGATAGTGGGAATTTTCCTTACTCCTAAATTCCTAGAGAAATGGGATGGCGATTTTTGCGATAGACCCTACGGCACCGAAGATACCACCAAGGAGACCAGAACTGGAGGCTGCCTTAGCGGCTTGGGCTGCGGCTGTAGCTCCTGCTGACTGAGCTTGGTAAGCTGTTGCCTGCTGCTGGTAGCTATTTTTCTGTAGCTGGGTCTGGAGATTGGTCTGGGCGACAGCGAGGTTGCCTTGGATATTACTTTCGTTCGCGATAGCTTCGTTGCTGCCGCCAGGGCCGGTGCCACCAGCGCCCTCAACCGCAGCAGCCGTGCCCTCGGTCTGAGCTACCTGGCGCTTAACAGCAGCCGTCTGAACCTGACCTTCGGCCCCAGCAATCTGCACGTCCTGTTCAGAGATGTTGGCCGCTTGGGTGTAGAGCGCAGCTTCCTGTTCGTACCCAGAAGCTTGGGCCTGGGAAGCCTGTGAGCTACCGACAGCCCCAAACAGGGCACCAGCAGCACCAGCAACCCCGCCCAAAGTGGACAGGTCTGAGCCGGATACCCCTGAAAGGAAGCTACCACCAGCCCCGAAGGTTTGATCTCCAGCGCTCGCTACATCTGTCGTTGGTGTGAAGGAGCCTGCGTCAGCCATTACAGTTCAGAAACTTCCATGAAACCTGTCAATGAGTTAAGAACGAACGGTGCCGGCCTGGTGATCACGAGATACATCTGCCCGTCTAGATCGTAATCGCTTTCAATTGTATCGCGGAATACCCCAGAGAACAACACGTTGGTAGGCGTAGGTTGGCCTGTATCAAAGTTATCCAGGCTCATCGGATAGAGGTTGCCGTTCGGGTTACAGCCGATGCTGACCGTGTTGGCAACCCCTGCCGCCAGAAGCACAGAGAACCAATGGTTACGCTTCAACTGCCCCGAGGCCGAGCCAGCCTGGGTACGGGCGGTCTCTTGGTCATCAGGGCGGAGCCGCTGTATCTCCGTGGTGAACTTGAACCCAATTACACCAGGGATATTGTAAGTGGCACCGCTAATCAAAATGGGGATAGTCGGCAGTTGAGATACACTAGGCCATTGAGAATTAGCAGGCGGGAGGTTCATCCCGTTCAAGCTCTCAAGGTACGCTTGGGTGCCGATCTCCTCTACGTCTGCCGCATATGGGACAGTGATCGTTCCATCTGCTGCCACCACGTAATCTTGGAAGTCGAGACCACCAAGCCATACAGTGAGGGTATCACCGACGAAGTACCACAAACCTGAGAAGACTATGTGGCCAGCGCCATCATCAACTCCATAGCAACCCTCGCAACGAAGCGGGCCACCATCACTACCACCACCTTGTAGGGTGCCAAACTCGATCCCGGTCACGCCTTCATCAACGGGCCAGGCGGTGAGGAGCGTATCGTTGTCGGTGAATTGGGGGTAAAGGCTCTCGATGTAATTCCTGCCGTTGGCATCTTGGGTGACAAAATATGGCTGGTCATTAGCGCCGTCTGATGTGTAGCTGCCACAGAGGTACGAGATACCCCATCCGCTTCCCAATGTATGGAGATGGAAGGCGTTGTAGAGCGGGGCTTCCGTAGTGAAGGCGCTGAGACGACGATAGGTGCAACCGAGGAAACCACCATTGTTACCCAGGGTCCAGATGATCGGGTCAGGCGTCTCGGAATACGCCAGGACGGTTAAGCCACCAACATCCTGTGATGCTGGTCTCCCTAATCCGCGAGCAAGGAGATTTAGAGGACGCCCTGAGAACTTCCTGGTGAACGGATCGGTGATGTACTCCATCAGCCGCTGCGAATAGCGGTCAATGAAGACTATAGCTAGGCCCGGTCGAACAGGTTGAGCGGTGGTGAGGCTACCGAACTTGGTGTACTGGTGGGCCTGAAAGCTAGTGGGGGTGAGCGGGTTCTGTTCGTTGGAAGCTTGTATAAGCCACTCACCAGCCTGAGTACCGAACAATAAGCCGCCAGCCTCGGGGGCTAACCAAAAGACCGGGTTGGAACCAGGGCCAATGATCTCTTCATTGATGCCACTGTTGTCTAGTACCTCCTGGTAAAGATCAGATGGGCTCATGTTCACAGTGGGAGCATTGAACCCAAAGACAGAAGATGCGTTGATGTTCTGGTCGGGATCGCCGAACCACAGACGCCCTTCATGGAACACTCCACAGATGGGCCAAAGCTGGTTCTTGTCGCTATACAAAGCAAGCTGGTATGTTTGGGGAAAATAGTCGGCGAGCGGTGGCACACCAGGACCAAGGGTCACAACGATCGACGTAGTGGAATTGATAGATGCGATTGAGCCGCTGACCCTGATTGCGCCATCGGCATAGGGAGCCCAGAAGTTTGCGCTGATCGACGGGAGGTTCCCCATGTTAGTAGCACTCAGCGCCGTCGTATTGATGTTGACGAACTGCCCGTTGGTGATGGGATCGGTCACAACAATCTGATCAGCAGCGTAGTCGGTTCCACTAACCCAGAGGTTCGCCACCAGGACAATGCTGATGGGGTCTCCGATTTGATTGGAGGTGAAATCCCCAGCGGCTGCTGTGAAGGTGAACGAGGGATTGGAGATTACTGTGAGGGTAAGCGTGTCAGTCGTGATCGCGTCTTGGTACGGGCCATCCTGAAAGATCAGCGGAGTGGTTTGAAAATTGGCCCAGGTCGTAGGAGACTGTGGAGTTGTAACCTCGATAACCTGTGGTGCCCCAGCGCCCGTAAAGTGAGACAACGGCACCATGATACCGTTCTGGAACGCGGTGAACACATTAAACAGAACTAGCTCGGTGCCAGCGAACTGGCTTGGGTCCCAGCCTGCAACCGATGCTGCCTGTATAGAAGGCTGAGTTCCCACAAAAGTTGTGCCCACCACCGAGGCATTTGTGATCCCGTCGGCTAAGGTGAAATGCGTAGTGTCGATTTTGGTGACAACGAAATCCCGGTTCACCAATGGGGACCAAGCGTGCGTAGCTAGGGGCGCGACTTGAAGCCTGATATGGGTTCCTGTTCCCCAGGCAGTCGGGGAAGCCGTGGTAATCTCAGCAGGAGTTGCCGTGCTGATGCTGCTGATCCCCACTTCATCATTCGACGTGACGACATGGTTCCCACGAAAGAAATGCAGGATCAGGTTCGACCCGTCGTAGGTCTCGCAGATAATGTAGTTCTCAAGCTGCCCGAGCGTCAGGGTATAGATAAATGCGCCCTCGCCACCATTGGTAGGAGAGATAAACCTGGTGCCAGAGCGCCGATTGACAGAGCCCGTCTCACTGATGATGGCATTGCGGCAAAGAGCCAGAGCCATCCTGTACTGAGGAAGGTCTAATCTACCCTGCGCTGAGGGGGACCATTCACCGCCAAGGAAACTAGGCTGGGTATAGCTGGCATGAGACATTAGGCCGTGGGTGCCCCAAGGGCTTCAAGGGCTGCAACAAGCGCGGTCTGCTCAGCCTGGAGAACACTGGTGAAAGCTGCATTGAAAACTGAGCTAGATACCAGGTCTGTAGGGACAGGAGGAAAGCCAGCAAAGGACAGGAGCGGGGTTGCAAGCGGTGGGTTGCCGGCCAGAGTAGAGAGCGCCTGGTTGACAGTGAGTAGTTTGGTCGCGAGCACCTGGGCTGCGGACATAGTAGCTAAGGTCAAGGCTGCCATTAGAACCTCACGGCGATGAGCAAATCATCCGGCTCAGTGGTCATGCCTTGCTCGATAGCATCCACCGTGCGAGCATCTTCGATTACGTTCTTGTAGAGACTGACAATCTCCGCCAGCGGGCGTTTGCTGCCACAAGCAGAAGCGCACTCAATCGCCAGGGCCAGGGCCAATGCCTCAGCGAACATGGGATCGAAGGCGGTAACGTCCTGCACGTCGGCGACGAAACGGAACAGAACCGGACCCGTCAGATGACTGATCATCCAGTCGCCCTCGAACACCCAATCCTTGTAGTTGATGAAGCTCGGTCCACCCAGGTAGGGAGCCAGGTCCGACTTCGGGTCTTCCGCTGCCCTGCGCATCCAGTTTGCCGGGAGCCGATAGATATTGCTGCTCGTCTCTTCTGATGCGGGGCCGGTGCCGACTGGCCAGCCTCTTGAGCCTCTTGGCCACGCGAGGGTGATCGGAACCAGGTTGGCTTGTATCTGCTGCCAGTGGATAGACAGAGCACCGGGATTGGTGGCGAGCGGTTGCCACATACCCATATACATATACTGCGGCTGCCAGAAGGCGTTGGCATAATCGGTGACAGGATTGGAGCCAGGAGTAACCACATTCCCTTGCTCGTCCACACCATCGGGGTAGTTGCCAGTGCTGGGTGCTACACATAGATAGATTTGATTGTCAGTTCCGTAAGCGTAGTCTGAAACCACAAAACTGGTGACGCCATCCCAAGGCGGTGCCCCACCAGAGCCAGGACCAAGTTGAGTGAGTTGGGGATCATTGCCGATGTTGATGTCGCTGGTGCTCTGGTATAGAACATTGCCTAGACCGGACGCATCAGATAGTGTATCACCATTCGGCCCCAGGATGAAGGTTGCCGAGCTAGGCCAAGAGACAATCTGCCCCTTGTTGTAATAGTGGTTATCTACATATCCTTCGGCTTCAAGAGGCCCAATGTTGGTACCCTGGAGGCATTGGAACAGGACTGCGGTGCCATTCCCTATAGGGACAAAAGCAAGCTCACCAGCCTGGTAGTTCTCGGAACCAGGGGTATCATACGCGGCACTACCCCCGCTGCCTTGCGACGGCTCAGGTTGACCGGGCACCTGATGGTTCCAAGATTGCGCGGTGAGGGGGCCGAAGTAGCTATCCCACACCAGTTCGCCGTAGCTGTCTACCGTGGTGTTGCTCGGCACCTGATTGGTGTTAGGCAACCGGCTAATCCAATAGTTGCCCAGCGGATAAGAGACGATGGCCCCGGCAGGGTAGGCTGTAGATGCCTGCCACAACAAGGGCTTTATAATCATCGTCGTGTAGTCGAGCGGCCTGACTTGCTGCCTCCTGGTGGCAAACCTCCAGAGATTACGGCGTAGTTCGGCCTGTCTGATCTTGTCGTAGGCGAAGTTTAGCTCCTGTGCTACCTGAGACATATCACCAGGAGCGGCGATACGAGGCAGGCGCATATGCTGAGCGGCCCGATTGTAGATGTCAACGGGAGCCTTGAAGGCGTCCATTACCGTTGCCCTCTACCACCACCCTGTTGTGGTTGCACAGGCCCATTAGGGTTCTGATTAATGCGCGAGAACATCGCTTCAAGCTCAGTCGGCTCATCAGCAGCGGTCTCAATCAAGTTAAGGGTCTGGGCCATAGCGATACGCTCAGCGTAAATCTGTGCCATCTGCCCGCGCTTCTGGAGGTTCTGGGTGATGACTTCGCACGTGTCGAATGCCAGGCGAGCCGCCAGGGCTTCATCGAACAGCGCATCGAAGGCCGTGACGGTGGTAATGTCCGATGCGTACCGAAGAAGGACGCTTGGGTTCGCGGTGAGAAGGATCGTACCCTCTACAGAATAGTCGGACCACTGGAGGCCAGCCGTCACATTCTGGTTAGAGACACCAGCAGTGTGCGGGTCTTGCTGGGCCATACGAACGTAGTTGGCTGGCAACGTAAACCTATTGCGGATCGCCCCATTCTGGAAGGCTTGGGTGGCAGGGCTGGCAGCAGATAGCTGAGAATAGGCGATCGAGAACTGCCAGACGTGAGAGCGGAGTTCAGCCTGCCGGCATTTGTCGTAGGCGAAATTCATCTGCACGGCGTTCTTGCTGTTGTCCG